TGATCACAAGCGCCGTGATGGCGAGGCGTGGTACGGCAACACGGCGTCGTTCATTATCGACCGCTTCACGGACGGCAAACCCTCCGCCAGCGCCGCCAATTGCGAGTTCGTCTTGGTGATGGTCTTAGACGACGTGGGCGACCCGATCAAAGCACCCAACACTCCGACGCTGCCACCGACATGGATTATCGAGACGTCGGCCGGATCGTTTCAGTGGGGCTACGCGTTTTCCGAGCAGCCGACCAAGGCCGATTACGCAGCCGCGATCAAGGCGATCATCAAGGCCGGCTACAGCGACCCAGGCGCCGGCAATCCGGTGCGCAACTGGCGCTTGCCGGGCTCGGTTAACTTAAAACCCGGCCGCGGCAACTTCGTCGCGCAGCTCGTCGAGTTCGACCCGGCGCGTGAATACACGCTCGATGAAATCTGCACGGCGTTGAACGTCGAACCAGTGCCGGTGGAGTCGCTCGGTGTGTCCCCAATTAAACTGGCCGACGACGGTGGTGACGACGTCTTCGCGTGGCTAGGCGACAACGGACTGGTGTTAACTAAACCGAATGCCGAGGGCTGGGCCGGCGTCATTTGCCCGAACAATGCCCAGCACACCGACGGCAACCCCGAGGGCCGCTATAACCCGTCCTCGAGGGCGTATTGCTGCCTGCATTCGCACTGCATCGAATTGACGTCTAATGACTTCCTAGCGTGGGTAGCAACCAATGGCGGGCCTGAACGAGCGCCTGGCGTGCGCGATGACTTGATCGCGGCCACGATGCACACGGCGCTGGCCCAGCTAGAGCCGACGGAAGATTTTCCCGATGTGGCCGCCGAGATCGTCGAGGCAACCGAGCGCCGGCAGTCGGCGCGTGTCGAGCGCGAGGGCTGGTATGAGCGTTACGCCTATGTGATCGAGGATGAGGCTTACTTCGATCTGATCACCCGGCATGAAAAGACCCGCAGCGCGTTTAATGCGGTTTACCGGCATATCAATTGCTCATCGATTCACAACGGCCGCAAGATCGAGGCGTCTGTCTGTTTCGATGAGAACCGCGACGCGAAGGGCGCGCTGGCCTTAACCGGCATCACCTACGCGGCCGGCGAGAACGTCATCGTCGATCGCAACGGTGCGCAGTACGGCAACCGCTGGCGCAACGCGCGGCCGAACCCGACGGCCGGCGACGCGTCCCCGTGGCTACAGCACGTCGAGCGCATGGTCCCCAACGAGGACGAGCGCGAGCATCTTCTGAACGTCTTAGCCTACAAAACCCAAAACCCGGCGGTCAAGATCAATCACGCGGTACTGGTGGGCGGTCAACCTGGTAGCGGCAAGGACACTATGCTCGCGCCGTTTTTCTGGGCCATTGGCGGCGACTCGAAAACCAATTGCAGCTTGGTGCGCAACGAAGAGATAACCAGTCAATGGGGCTATGCGCTCGAGTGTGAAGTGCTTGAGATCGCCGAGCTGCGTCAATCCGAAGCCCGAGATCGGCGCGCGCTTGAAAATGCGTTGAAACCGATTATCGCGGCCCCGCCTGAATTCTTGCAGATCAACCGCAAGGGTTTGCACCCTTACATGGCCCCGAACCGCGTCTTGGTGGTGGCATTCACTAACGAGCGGGCCGCCATTTCGATACCAACTAACGATCGGCGGTGGTTCTGTCTATGGTCTGATGCCGGCCGCTTACCGGAAACTGACGCGCGGCGCCTTTGGACTTGGTACAAGCATGGCGGCGGCTTTGCGGCCGTTGCGTCTTGGCTGCACGCGCGCGACGTGTCAGCGTTTAACCCTGGGGCCGCTCCGCCAATGACAGAAGCGAAGGCGATCATGATCGACCACGGCCGATCGACGGCCGAATCGTATCTGGTGGAACTGATAACCGGCCGCCTGGGTGAATTTGCCGCCGGCGTCGTCGCGTCCCCGTTCTACTCGCTTTGCGATCGGTTAGCAGGCGGCGCGCCGGCTGGCGTGAAAATTCCGCCGGTTGCGCTTTTGCACGCGTTAAACGAATCCGGCTGGGTAGACCTTGGCCGCGTTGGCACGCGCGAGCATCAAACCAAAAAGCAACTATTCTGCGCGCCGGATATGGCCGATAAACCGAAAGCGGAACTCCGACGCATGGTAGAAGAAACCCCGTCGCCGGCTTTGGTGCGGGTGAAATAAAAAAGGCCCAGCGCTCGGCTGGGCCAAAGTGACGCTTGACGCGTCGCCGGTGGGAGCTTACCGGCCCTACAATCGTCTCATGAGAATCAGCAAAGCGGCGAAAATTTTAATGATGATCATTAGTCGGCCCCTGATAGATACTCGGCCGCTTCCGCTTCCAAGCGCTTAATCGTCGCCTCGTTCAAATAGCCCGCGATATCGGCCGGACTATCGCCGACGTGGGCGTGGACTATCCAGGCCGTCGCATTGACGCCCACGGCCCGATCGGCCGGCTCAAAATCAACCCAAAGCCTGAAAAGCACGTCATCTAACAGAATTTCCACGCGCTCGAGATAATGCGGATAGGTGCGCAGGTTTGATCCGGCCACGGCGGCCGCGTCGTCGCGTGCGTTATTCGTCATTGAGCACCTCGAATAGTGGGATTGTCGGATCATATTGGGCCGCGCTCGTTTCGCTGGCGCCGTGATAATCGAGCGCTTGTAGACAATTCAGATTATCGAATCGGCGAATATAGTCCGCCGTCGATACTGCAGGCGTCCACGTCGGAAACTTTCGAATATCTTTCGGCTTTTTAGGTTTCCAAGGTTTGCGCGCCGCTTTGGCTAATTCGAGCGGATCGCGATCAAATTTGACGCGATAGGTAGTGCCGTCAATCTGTAATGTTTGCATAATGTTAACCCTCCGTTAAAGTGTACAGCAACCGCAGCACGGCGCGTCGATACACCGGCCGCGGGCATTTTGATAATAGGTTTTCGGGCCGCGCTCGCCGAATAGCGTTATGGCGTCGACCTGGGCCGCGCGCCGATCCAGTAGCACGGCGCGGCCCTTAGACCATTGGATTATGTCGCCTGGCAATATGCGCGCGCCAGTTGACGCGCACGTGCCAGGGTATCGTGCGGTAATTGTTTTCATATTAGGCCGCCTTTTTCAGGAAAAATACTTTTTCCGCTTTTTTGGCACTCGCGCCGTGGGCCAAAAAACCGATAATTGTCGGCCGATCGGCGCGCGCGCAGAGCTGACAATCTGCGCAGCTCACGTCATCGCGCAGCTGCGCAGGGCATGTGACGACGACGCGGCCGGCCGGTGTGCGGTTTTTAGCGCCGGCGTCGGCCGGTAGAATTGTGACGACAGGGCCGGCGCCGGTATCGGCCAACGCGTCGGCGTGCGATAAATCATTGGCTGATAGGTTGATCGTAAAGCCGGCCGCGTTGGCCGCTTTAATTTGCGCCAGGTTGTCGGCTGTCGCCGGTTTGTGGGTGTACGTAAATCCGCGTCGGCCCGCGTTGGCCGCAACGAGCATTTCCATCGCGAGCGGATTAATGGAATTGTCCAAGCCTGGTAAATCGCCAGCTTGATTGTGGCGCCACAATTGGCCGGCCGGTAGATTCGCGATCGCGTCGCAAAATTCAGCCCATGCCATGCCGCGATCGCCGGCCGTGACAGCGCGCCAATGCAACGCGAGCGGGCCGCCGTCGGCATAACAGCCGCCAGATTTCAGCGGGCATGCGCTCGGGCATGAAGCGGCTGAGGTTGTCGATACCGGTATCGGGCCGGTTTTTGCGTTGGCGCTTTTGAGTGTTAAGTGTACGGTTTTCATAGCGTGCCACCTTCAATTGCATTTTTTACAATGTGCGGTGTATAGCAAAGATACGAGCGGATTTTCGAGCGCTTTTCGCGCGCGACGCGCTCGCGCAGTTTCGGATCGGCGCCGAAACGCGCTTTGTACGCATTGAAAAAGCGCGACGCGTCGCAGTCTTCTTCAAGGTACGCAAACCCATCGCGATAATACGAATAGCACGATATCTCGCCGTCGATACCTAATTCGACCAAAAGCTTGATCGGCGCTTTGATCCAACCGTGGCCCGGATCCTGAATATAGTCAAAAGTTTTCATTGTTTTAGCTCCTGAATTGTTTAAAATGACATTATGAAAACAAGCATCACGTATAGCCATGCGGCGATAAACAGCGCCGCGATAAGTTCTGCTACTTTTTTAATCATTTTTAGCTCCCAGTATCGTGACAATTGTCACGGTCTATATCGCATTGTCGGCGCTCGCTTATTTGCGCTCGCCTTGAAAACCATTATAGCGACGAAATTCAGAATGTAAAGGATTATTTTACATACCCAAGTAAATCAGTCGACAATGCATCAAAATGCCTTACGATGCGGGCAATGCGGGTCATCGTGCGGGTCATGGTTTTGAGACAAATGACCCGCACCAAATGCCGCGCCAGTGCTGCGTTTTGGGGCGATGCGGGCAATGAGGGCAATCAATTTCAAACTTTATGAATAACCTATAAAATAAGAGCCGTTAGACTGTAAAGCGATTATTGTCGTCGGGCGCAAGCGACTGAAAAACGATTGCCCTCATTGCCCTCATTGCCCTCATACAATTTTGACAAGTATGCCAAAAAGACCGATCGACAACCCGAAAATGTTTCAGAGAAAATTGACAGAAAAACAATTAGCGGTTTTGTTGGCGGCCGGCGCCGGAAATACCACGCACGGATTACACACGTTAATAAACTGCTATCAAATTCTGTACAATGCCGGCATCAAGAATGATGCTCAATTGGAAACATTCATGAATCGAATAAATAATTCATGAGATATCACTGAAATGAATGATGCGCGCAGGTACCGGCAAAAAGGGCCCGCGCCATTTCATTTTTCTTTTTTAGCCAGAATCTATCGCCGCCAGGCTTCCAATAGCCAATCCCTCTGGCGCATAGTTTCACCCTATCGCTGCGCATCATTCGCCATATAACCAGCATTATGTAAAACGCGCGCGGCCGCTCGCTGATAGCCGACCGCTATCGATCGGTTGCTTTTCTGATAACTTTGATGGGGGGGGAGGGGGTCTGCTGCTGTCATAAAATTTGCGGGTGCCTCCAACCCACAAAAGAAAGCAATTTGGCTACAATGCTTGCGAGCTTTCCAACTGGAGAAAAAGCGATGGCAACGGAATACAAAGCCCCGCGCAAACTGCCGATGACCGAGAGTCAGAAGTTGAAGGAGTTGCGCAAGATGATGGTCGAGGGGCGCGGCAAGGCGGTCGTGCAGAAGATCATCGACATTGCGCTAGAAGACGGCCACCCTGGCCAGATGGCGGCGCTAAAGATGTGCGTCGACCGCACACTGCCCATGAGTATGTTCGAAAAAGGCAACGGCCAGCGCAGCGCCGTGACCATCAATATCACAGGACTGGACGGCATTCCGCTCCAGATCGGCGCACCCAGCGCCACCGAGCCGCTGACGCTGGAGATGGAGAGCGTCGCGATCCCCCAAGGAGATAGCAATGGATGAGTATTTGCAGAGCTTGGGGCTGTCGCCGCAAGAGCTGAACAAGGTCATGTACCACCGCGCGAATCTGGCGAACCCTGGCCGCGACGCCGAGGGCAACCCGATCACGATCTACGCCACCGGCATCAAGATTCCGTCGGGTAAGTTCAAAGGGCAGTTTGTGTCGGTGCCGGGATACGTCAGCGGCAAGCTGGTTGAGGATGAAGGCGAGCTGTTTAAGATTTGGAAGAAAGACATCAACGCCGGCAAGTGGCCGATCTACCCGACAAGCGAGGCGTTGAATCAGCGCGACATGTGGCTGCACCAAGTGATGGATCGGGATGTCAACCTGATGCGCGCGCAGCAGGCGCCGGCAATGCCGCTCGAGCCGGCGTTCATGTACAAAGACCCGTTCGGGGCGCCGGACTGATGGCTGACTTGAACTTTCAGCTGCTGCCGTGGCAGCAGACGGTCTTCTCCGACCAGACGCGCTTCAAGGTCGTGGCGGCCGGGCGCCGGTGCGGTAAATCGAGACTGGCGGCGACCACGCTGTTAATCGAAGGCCTGCGTTGCCCACCGGGGTCGGCGGTGCTGTACGTCGCACCGACCCAGGGCCAAGCGCGGCAGATTATCTGGAACGTCTTGCTCGACCTGGGCCGCGACATCATCGCCAACAGTCACATCAACAACCAGGACATCACGCTGATCAACGGGGCGACCATCTATGTCAGGGGCGCTGACCGGCCGGATACGCTGCGCGGGGTGAGCTTGACCTACGCCGTATTGGACGAGGTGGCGGATATCAAGCCCGAGGCGTGGGAGCAGGTCATCCGGGCGTCCTTGTCAGACAGGAAAGGGCGTGGGTTGTTCATTGGCACGCCCAAGGGCCGGAATTGGTTCCATGACCTGTACAAGTTGGGGCAGACCGAGCAGGATAGCGACTGGAAGAGCTGGCACTTCACGACCAAAGACAACCCGCTGATTGACCCGACCGAGATCGAGTCGGCGAAGAAGACCCTGTCGAGCTTTGCATTTAAGCAAGAATACATGGCCAGCTTCGACAACGCGGGCTCGGACGTGTTCAAAGAAGACTGGATCAAGTACAGCGACGAGCCGCAGTACGGCAGCTACTATGTGGCGGTGGACTTGGCCGGGTTTGAGGAGGTGGCCAAGCAGGCGGCAAATTCGAAAAAGCGGTTAGACGAGTCGGCGATCGCGATTGTGAAGGTGACCGAAGACGGGACGTGGTGGGTCAAGGAGATTTGGCACGGGCGCTGGGACATCCGGGAGACGGCGGCGAAGATTCTGATGGCCATGCGCGACTACCGGCCCTTAAGTGTGGGGATCGAGCGCGGGGCGTTAAAGAACGCGGTTTTGCCGTATTTGAGTGACTTAATGCGGAAGAATAATGTATATTCGCACATAGTTGACCTGACGCATGGCAACCGAAAAAAAGCCGACCGGATAATCTGGGGACTCCAGGGTCGCTTCGAGCATGGCAGGATCGTGCTAAACGAAGACGGCGACTGGGAGACATTCCTCGACCAACTGCTGTTGTTCCCTGCGCAGGGCGTGCATGATGACCTGCCCGATGCATTGTCCTACATAGACCAGTTGGCCGTAACCTCTTACTTTGCGGACGACGCGGATGATGATTGGGAGCCCATAGACGTTATTGCGGGTGTGTAATATGGCCACTGACTTTCTTAACTGCGGCGATGACGGTTTGCTTAATGAACCAAGCAAAATCTGCTATGTATGCAGTCAAGCAAAAGTCTTGGCGCAGTTTCACAAGAATAAAGCGATGGCCGACGGCCACCTAAACGTCTGCAAAGTTTGCGACTACGCTAAAAAGAAAGCGTACAGAGCCGCAAATCCGGGTATGCGAAAAGCCGAAACCGATAGATTGCGCGCGCGTCGTGGCGCCATGACACGACAAGAGTACTTCGAAAAACTCCGCGCAAACGCTAAAGGCAGAAAAATTACCGTTAATGCGTATGCGCAACGCCGCCGCGCCAAAATAGAATCTTTTCGGTTATCTGAACTCGATATTTTTGTTATCGAAGAAGCCTACCGCCTCCGTGACGCGCGTAAACTAGCGACTAATTTTGATTGGCACGTTGACCATATCGTCCCCCTGAACCACAAGAAGGCGTGCGGCCTGCATAACGCACATAATCTTCAAGTAGTCCCAGCCGTATGGAATTTGGCCAAGCGACACGGGAACATGAACAAATATTTAGGGGTGTGAGATGGATCAAAACGACTTTGATCAGCCGGATGAGGCCGATAAAGAGTTAGTTGCTTTTGTTACCGACCATTGTGATCGGTGGCGTACCTACCGAGACATCAATTTCCTGCCGAGCTGGGAAGAATACGAACGTATCTTCCGTGGCGAATGGGCAGTCGAAGACAAGACCCGCGACTCCGAACGCTCCCGCCTAGTCACACCGATGACGCAGCAGGCGGTGGAGACTCGCCACGCCGAGATCATGGAAGCGATCTTTGGCTCGGGCGAATACTTCGACATCGAAGACGACTTGAAGGACATCGACGGCAGCCCACTGGACGTGGAGATGTTAAAGCGCCAGTTGATGGAAGATTTCAAGAAGGACAAGATCAGGAAAGCTATCGACCACATCGAGTTGTTAGCTGAAATCTATGGCACCGGCGTCGGCGAGATCGTCGTTGGCATGGAAAAGGAGTACATCCCCGCCACGCAAGCGATTCCTGGCCAAGTAGGGCAGGCGGCGATCGGCGTGGTCGAGAAGCCGCGCGTGTCGGTCAAGTTGGTGCCGGTCAACCCGAAGAACTTCCTGTTTGACCCCAACGGCACGACGATCGACGACTGCATGGGTGTGGCGATTGAGAAGTACGTCTCGATCCACAAGGTGGTCAAGAACATCGAGCGTGGTATCTACCGCAAGGTTGACATTACCCCGACGTATGCAGAGACTGATCTGGAGCCCACGCAAGAGATCAGTCAGTATCAGGATGAGAAGGTCAAGCTCTTGACCTACTACGGCTTGGTGCCGCGCGAGTATCTGACCGGCAACGACAAAGACGTGGTCGAGCTGTTCCCCGAGGACTCGGCGGCGGAAGACTATCAGGACATGGTCGAGGCGATCGTTGTGATCGGCAACGACGGGATGCTGTTGAAGGCCGAAGAGAACCCGTACATGATGAAGGATCGCCCTGTGCTGTCCTATCAAGATGATACGGTGCCGAATCGTCTGCTGGGCCGTGGAACGGTCGAGAAGGCGTACAACATGCAGAAGGCGATTGACGCCGAAGTGCGCTCGCACTTAGATGGTCTGGCGTTGACCTCGGCGCCGATGATGGCGATGGACGCCACGCGTCTGCCGCGCGGTGCGAAGTTTGAAGTGCGTCCAGGCAAGGCGATTCTGACCAACGGCAACCCGAACGAGATTCTGTTCCCGTTTAAGTTTGGTCAGACGTCGAACGACAATCTGGCGACCGCCCAGCGGTTCGAGACGATGCTGTTGCAGGCCACCGGCACGTTGGACAGCCAAGGCATGGTCAGTCAAGTGGCGCGTGATGGCGGCAATGCCGGCATGTCGATGGCGGTTGCTTCGATCATTAAGAAGTACAAGCGCACGCTGGTGAACTTCCAAGAAGATTTCTTGATGCCGTTTATCAAGAAGGCGTCGTTTAGGTACATGCAGTTCGACCCCGAGCGGTATCCGTCGGTTGATATGAACTTTATTCCGACAGCTACCTTGGGCATCATCGCGCGTGAGTACGAGCAGGCGCAGTTCATTGCGCTCTTGCAGACGCTCGGCCCCGACACACCGGTACTGCCATTGATTCTGAAGGGCATTGTGGCCAACAGTTCGCTGTCGAACCGCATGGAGTTGATGGAGTCGTTGACGCAAATGGCGCAACCGAACCCAGAGCAGCAGCAAGCCGCGATGATGCAACAGGAATTGGCGATGCAAGCGGCGCAAGCGCAGATCGCGGTCAATCAGACGCAGGCCGAACGCAACCGCGCCGAGGCGATTAACACCACGATCGAGACAAAACTAAAGCCGATCGAGGTGCAGAGCAAGATCATGGCGGCCAATACGCAGAATTTACCCAATGATGCTGAGTTAGCCAGCAAAGAGTTCGACAAACGGGTCAAGATTGCGGAATTGATGTTGAAAGAAGCCGACATCAAGAACAAATCGAAGATCGTTGAGATGCAAATGGCGGACAAGCAGAACAAAATCAGCGGCATGGAAGAAGATTTCTTGGAAGAGTTGACCAAGGAGCTGTCGAATGGACGTTGAAAGCCTCGCTAAACAGCTAATTCTTCAAAATATGACGCCAGAACAGCAGAATGCTGTTCTGGAGTCGGTGCGATCGTCGCTGCTTGAGGCAAGAAACAACCAAAAACGACGTGTCAGTGAGAACGTCGGCATGGTGGTGGAGGCGCTAAAGAAGATCGAGGCGGACATCCGCGCCAAGTACGACGATCTGGGCGGCAAAATCGAGACGCGGGTCAATTCGATCAAAGATGGCCGCGACGGTATCGATGGTCGTGACGGTAAAGACGGTAAAGATGGTCGTCCAGGCCGCGACGGTGCGGCGGGGCCGATGGGGCCGGCCGGTCGAGACGGTATAAATGGTCTGGACGGTGAAGATGGTGTGTCGGTCACCGACGCAAAGATTGATTTCGATGGTTCGCTCGTCATCACGCTATCGAATGGGCGTGAAATCAACGTCGGTGAGGTGGTGGCACCCGATTTGGCCGAGCGCATCAAGGTCATCACGAACGGTGGCGGCACGTCGCAGGCAGTGCTTGATGCATTAGCGTCGTTGCAAGCGCAAATCGATGCGTTAGTTGTCCTTGACTACAAAGGTACGTGGAACGCATCAACCAATACACCGACATTGGCCTCCGGCGTAGGTGATCCTGGCTCGTACTACATCGTATCCGTTGCAGGTTCGACCAACCTAGACGGCATTACGGACTGGCAGCCAGGCGACTGGCTTATTTTTAATGGCACGGTATGGCAGAAGATCGATCAGAGTTGGGCGACAGCAGGCGCTAACAACAACATTACATCGATGACCGGCATTACCGGCGGCATTTCGTCACCGGACTTCATTCAGTTTGATACGGGCGCAACGGTTACGAATGCCGCGGGGCGACTGTACTGGGACTCGACACAACAGACGCTAACAGTTGGCTTGAACGCCAATATTGCCGCCGATGTGGGGCAGACGCTTTACGCGTACGCGACAAACGACGAAGCGGTGACGATCAACAAAGGTCAGCCGGTCTACATGTTTGCTGCGCAAGGCGATCGGGTGTCGGTCAAACTGGCGTACAACACAGGCGATGCAACATCCGCGAAGACGTTAGGTATTTGTGCGGAAAACATTGCGGCCGGTCAGGCTGGCATGATCTTGTGCCAAGGTGTGCAAGACGGGCTGGACATGAGCGCGTACAACCCAGGCGACACGCTGTATCTGGGCGCGACTGCTGGTTCATTGACCAGCACAAAACCTTATGCACCGAATCATTTGGTGTATATCGGTGTAGTCGAACGGGCCAATGCGGGCAATGGTCGACTGTACGTTCGCGTGCAGAACGGCTATGAGATGGATGAGCTGCATAACGTCTCTGCGCAGAATCCGACGAATGGTCAGGTGTTGATCTACAACGAGTCGACCGGCCTATGGACGAAGAATACGCTGACCGCAGGCACAGCGATTGGTGTGACCAACGGCGCGGGATCGATTACGATCAATAATACGGGCGTGACAAGCGCTGTTGCCGGCACGGGCATCTCGGTGTCGGGTGCAACGGGCGCAGTGACAATTACTAACTCCGCGCCAGATCAGACGGTTTCACTAACGGGCGCTGGTACGACTAGTATTAGTGGTACGTACCCGAACTTTACGATTACCTCGAACGATCAATACACAGGCACCGTAACAAGTGTCTCTGGTACTGGTACGGTCAACGGATTAAGTCTATCCGGCACAGTTACATCAAGTGGTAGTTTGACACTGGGCGGTACGTTGACAGGTACTGCATCTCTTAATATTAACGGCACCGTAGGTGCAACGACACCGAATTCAGGTGCGTTTACGACCCTATCTGCGTCTAGTACGGTTAGCGGTACTGGATTCTCTACTTATCTAGCTTCTCCACCTGCTATCGGTGGTACTGCTGCGGCTGCTGGATCGTTCACAACTCTATCTGCGACTGGTGTAACGACTGTTCAGGCTGGTACTGTCTCTGCTCCGGCGATTACGACATCAGGCGATACCAACACGGGCATCTTCTTTCCTGCTGCGGATACGGTAGCTATTGGTACAGGTGGTACGGAAGCGTTGCGGGTGAATAGCTCGCAGAACGTGGGGATTGGGACGAGTTCGCCTACAGCAAAAATTGATGTAGCACCTTCATCTGGTGCGGCTTCTATTTATAACCGAGCTGTCGCTGGACAAAACGCTACTTTTGATTTAGCTGGTGGTGGAAACACTGTTGGCTCGACTAGCTTTCAATTGTCGCAACTTTCAGATAGCTCTGCATACGTATTCCAAAGAGCAAACTCTGCTTTGGTGTTTGGTACGAACAA